ATGGCAAAGAAAATGCCGGAGATGGAAGAGTATAAGTATGGCTTTCGCGACGAGCATAAGGCGGTATTCCAATCCGGTAAAGGATTGACGCCGGAGATCGTCCGTACAATTTCGGAAATGAAGGGCGAGCCGGAATTCATGTTGAATTTCCGTCTGAAATCGCTCGAGCAGTTCAACAAAATGCCGATGCCGCAATGGGGCGGCAAGCTGGACGATCTCGATTTCGACGACATCCAATACTACGTTAAGCCTTCCGAGAAACAAGGCAAAACGTGGGAGGAAGTACCGGCCGAAATTAAGGAAACGTTCGACAAGCTTGGTATTCCGGAAGCGGAGCAGAAGTTCCTTGCCGGCGTATCGGCGCAATACGAGTCCGAGGTCGTCTACCACAGCATGCAGGAAGATCTGGAGAAGCAGGGCGTTATTTTCACCGATACGGACACGGCGCTTCGCGAGCATCCGGAGCTGTTCAAAGAATATTTCGGTACGGTTATTCCTCCGGCGGACAATAAGTTCGCGGCGCTGAACAGCGCGGTATGGTCGGGCGGCAGCTTTATCTACGTGCCGAAAGGCGTGAAGTGCGAAATCCCGCTTCAAGCTTACTTCCGAATCAACTCGGAGAATATGGGCCAATTCGAGCGTACGCTCATCATCGCGGACGAAGACAGCTTCGTGCATTACGTAGAAGGCTGCACGGCGCCGGTATACAGCACGAACTCGCTGCACAGCGCGGTCGTTGAGATTATCGTGAAGAAGAACGCTCGCGTTCGCTATACGACGATCCAGAACTGGGCGCCGAACATTTATAACCTCGTCACGAAACGCGCCGTTGCGGAAGAGAACGCGACGATGGAATGGGTCGACGGCAACATCGGCTCGAAGCTGACGATGAAATATCCTGCGGTTATTCTGAAAGGACGCGGCGCGAAAGGCATGGTTCTGTCGATCGCGGTAGCAGGCAAAGGCCAGCATCAGGACGCAGGCGCGAAAATGATCCACTTGGCGCCGGATACGACGTCGACGATCGTGTCGAAGTCAATCTCCAAGCATGGCGGCAAAGTGACGTATCGCGGTCTGGCTTCGTTCGGACGCAACTCCGAAGGCTCGAAAGCGAACGTCAAATGCGACACGCTCATTCTCGATAACGAGTCGACGTCGGATACGATTCCGTACAACGAGATTCTGAACGACAACATTACGCTGGAGCATGAAGCGACGGTATCGAAGGTGTCCGAGGACCAACTCTTCTACCTGATGAGCCGCGGCCTGTCGGAAGCGGAAGCGACGCAGATGATCGTCATGGGCTTCATCGAGCCGTTCACGAAAGAGCTGCCGATGGAGTACGCGGTCGAGATGAACCGTCTCATTAAATTTGAGATGGAAGGCTCGATCGGTTAAAGATGTTAGCAGGGCCCCACGCCATTCGCGTGGGGCTTTTTGCGCTTTACGGGAGTGGGGATGCGTCGGTGTCGGTCGGCGTCGCCAATTCAAAGCTATTTCATTCGCAATGGAATCGTTGGCGAGTAAGATAACCGTCTGCGTTGGGCTTTTATTCATGCGAGGATGTCGACCGACGACCGGCTCTGTAAGCGTAATACGTTCCTGCTGTGTGCGTGGTGTGCCTTCCATAACCTCCCAATCAACCGAGAGACCCAGACTTCTCAACATAAAATATTGGATTTCTCGACAATGGGTCCGCAGAATCATTCTGCGGATTATTTATTATGCTCGCAATTCCAGAACAAGAACATGCGTTCTGTTATTAGCGAATAATAAAACGCCTCTCGGCGATAGTTAGCGCGGCGCAAAAATTTCGGCAACGCGAAGCGGTTCGAAATAAACGATGTATCGATCGTCGATAATCGTGAACAGCCCATGCTTGTCGCGGTAGCGATCGATGGCGGACTGCAAGAACGGCTCCGTCACACCCAAAAATTCGGCAAGCTCGTATCGTCCCTTCACGCGGGCTTTATAAGCGTCCACAATGCGTTCCAGCGGAATTAAACGCTGGTAAGCCCATCGTCTGGCGCGCAGCTCCTGCTTCCGGTTTATCGTATCCTGCTGGTCGAGAATATCGCCTGATGACGTGTGGTAATGTCCAAGCTCTTCCGCCAGTACGCACGCTTTCTCTGCCGAGGTTGGGATCGATTGATTAATCCATATTGTGCCGTCGCCGTAGAGACCTTTAATCGATGGGACCATTGGGCGCTCTTGGATATCGATGCCGTAGGATGCGGTATCTCTCAGCAGGTATTCATATGCCATAGCTTCACTCCTGATGTTTGCGTTTAGATCGGATGTAATCCTTAAAGCGCTCAATTTCCTCGCGTTCTGCATCTGTCCACTCTTCTCCATCGTGATGTGCTGCGATCGTCTCGATTTCATTATGCTCCTTGCCTCTGGCGAGACGATGGTTTCGCTCTAACTCGCTCGCCAATTCCGCAAGGAACGATTCCTCGGTGTAACTATCGGCATAATTGTCGCCGGAGAGATGCCTTTCGCCTTCCGGGTGCGACAGTCCGAGCAGGAAATCGACCGTGACCCCGTGAAATTGAGCTAACGCTGCCAGCATCACATGATCGGGGTTGGCAATGCCGTTCTCCCATGCATTATATCTGGCGCGTTTGACGCCAAGCGCGCTGGCGACTTGCTCCTGCGTAAGCCTTCTATAGCTCCGCAAAGCCGAGATTCTTTGATTTAGGCTCATTGCATGTCTACCTTTCGGGATTTAGATAATATTATTATCAAAATAGTATTGACGATAATATTTGTATCAAATATAATCGAAATACGATAAAGGGGTAGTGAATGAAAGAAAATCATGTTAGATTTGATAAAAAAGTTATCTTTTTAGTATACACGACAAACTTGTTACCGTCAATAGCGTGAGTCTTTCAATCGCGTTTTATACATTTTGATAAAAATTTTATCAAAATCTTGCGACAGTCACAAATTATAAAATCAGAGAAGAACGCGAGCTGAAGGAAGGGAGGTGAGCCACTATTGCACACAATCGGCGGAATTGGAACGCTGGAGCAGTCGACGCTGGAGCACAGGCTGGTACAAGAGGTTGAACGGCTCGGCGGCATGGCGCCGCGATGGGCAAGCCCGGGAGATCGGGAGGTGTCGGATCGAATTGTCATTCTCCCTGGAGGCAGGACGATCTATGTGGTGATGAAAATACCCGGCAAGAAATTCGATAAGGCGCAGTTGCGTTGGGTGAAGAGGCTGTTGGGGAGCGGTCGCAAACATTATATTATCGATTCACACGAGGGAATCGACCGGTTCATCTCCGAGGTAAGCGGCATTAGACCGGCATAAGAATCGACAAGCCCTCAATATATCGAAGTGCAACTACCGGCTGCTAAGGCCATAATGGAAAGGATGATCCTTATATGAATCCGCAATACTCCGCAGACCATTCGTCTTATTATAAAATGCATGAGTCCGAAGCCATTGAACGGCTTGGCGGCTATAAGCGAATCGTAGCCCGCATTAAAGTGTTGGAAAATTACTCGGTAGGCGCGGGAATTACCGTCAGCCGAATGAATCAGGACGACCATCTGATGGAATTGCACCGCCGGCTGCGCACTATGCCAACCTACATGTATCTCACCAAGCGCGAGCAGGTGTTGGAGCGGACGGCTCATGCGTATTTGGCCGGCTACCCGGCAGGCACCAAGGCGCAATTGGCGGCGGTGCCGCGGACGGCCGACGACCCGGAGGACGCGCAGGCATTACGGGAAATTCGCCAGAAAATCGAAAAGGTTATTGAAGCGCGTACCGGCAACAGAGAAGGCTACGAGGGAGTTCTGGACCGATTGAGCGAGTTTCAGGATTTGCAGAACGAGCGCGACCAGATCGATGCGGCGTTAACGGCGCTGGAAAGCTATAAGCCGGACTACGCGCTGCTGCTGCGCCTGCGATATGTCGAGGGATTAGAAATCGTCGAAGTCGTCGAACGTATGCAGACGTCGCGGCGTACCTTTGAGCGAAGCCGTCCGAAGGCGTTGCACGAATTTTGCCGGTTATCGATGTAGGGCGGACGGCTGGCGGCGAAGTGGCGGAACATAGGCGTAGCAAAGCGTGTCAACCCATGTTAAGATGCTAGTATGAAAACATTGTATACGAGCTGAGGTCGTCCAATCGGACGACTTTTTTGTTTGTTAAGCACGCGCCGCATGCTGCCCGCCGGATCAACGTTAAAGCAGCCGGAACAAGCGCTGCCTTGATTGTGCCCGCTGTCTATGCAGTGGCGGACGGTTGGCGGCGAAGTGGCGGAACATAGGCGTAGTAAAGCGTGTCAACCCGTGTTAAGATGCTAGTATGAAAACATTGTATACGAGCTGAGGTCGTCCAATCGGACGGCCTTTTGTATTTAGATGAGATACGTTCAAGGGCCCCGGCTGAGACTGCCGGGGCCCTTCTATTTTACCGGCGGCGCCGGAAGGAAAGCGAGGTTGATGTCGTGGCATGGTTGAAGAAGCGACTTGGAGCACGGAACCGTAGAGCACCTCCTGTCAGGGCGATCGCAGGAAGGAGGCAAGCCCAATGGCTAGTCTCGGAACGCTGGCGCTCGGCGGGTGGACCAAGCTTCGCGGGCAGTTGAAGGCGATGCTGACGGTCCCATACAAGATATGAAGCGGAAGATCCAATCATTTATTAACCGGCACTTGAGGTGAGAGGGTGGGTACGGTTATCGATGTACGCGATTCGGTGGTCGGCGCATTGGCGGAATCATTCCCCGGCGTAGCGATTTATACGGAATCCATCAGTCCGGGACTGATGGAGCCGCACTTTAGGGTGACGGACTTCTCTGTAACGCATAACCGGATTATGGGCCCCCGTTACGTATGCGTATACGCCTTTAAAATTCAATATTACCCGTCGTCGAATTCCTCCGAGCCGATTCGGGAAGCTTGCACAGTGGCCGAGCGGCTTGTGGAAGCACTCGAATATATCCCAATGGAAAGCGGACGGCTTCGGGGGACGGGGATGCGGTACGAGATGGTCGAAGGCGTTATGTATTTTTTCTTCGATATAAAGATGGACGTTATGAAACAAGAACAATCGGGGCCTGCAATGGCAGCGATGGATATGGAAGGATGGATCAAATGAGCAAACAGGCAGCGCAAGAGATGACGGCATCCGCTATTGGCTACAGCAAGCAGCAAATTGCGGCGTCTAATCGGTTCAGCCCGCAGCACAAAGATGTCGTATCGGCGATTTTGACGGATGGAGAAACGTATACGATCGGCGCGGTAGAGCGTCTTATTCGAGAATTTGAGAAAAGGTCGGTGAAGTAGAATGGCAGGCGGAGTATGGACAACTCAAAATAAGGTGCGTCCGGGCATCTACATTAACTTTGTGAACGATGCGGGATCGCTAGGCGCAATGGGTGAAAGAGGCACGGCCGCAATCGGTCTTCCTTTGTCTTGGGGACCGGCTAAGCAAATGCTTCAAATTCATGCGGGCGAGAACGTCAAAGACGTCCTTGGCTACGATATTTCGTCGCAGCGGCTGCTGCTCGTGCGGGAAGCGTTGAAGCGCGCGTCCACGCTGCTGCTTTACCGGCTCAACGCCGGAACGAAGGCGAGCGCGGCAATCGGCGCATTGACGGTGACGGCGGCTCACGGCGGCGTACGCGGCAACGATTTGACAGTGATCGTGCAGGCCAATATTGACGACGACACGAAATTCGACGTAACGACCGTGCTCGACGGCGATGCGGTAGAGACGCAGACGGTGTCTCATGTGGACGAGCTGAAGCCTAACCGGTGGGTCGGCTTCAGCGGCACGGGCACGCTCACGCCAAGCGCAGGCGCGGCGCTGACCGGCGGCGACGACGGAAGCGCGACGAACGCCGACCATACCGACTTTCTGGCGGCGCTTGAACTGGAAGAGTTTCAGACGGTGGCGCTGTCCGCTACGGATAACACGCTTAAAGGCGTCTATTCCGCATTCGCAAGAAGGCTGCGCGAGTCGGAAGGGAAAATGATTCAGGCCGTGCTGGAAAATTACCCGTTGGCCGATCACGAGGGCGTCATCAGCGTGAAGAACGGCGTCGTGCTGTCGGACGGCACGAGCCTTACGGCTGCGCAGGCGACGGCATGGGTCGCGGGAGCGACGTCGGCAGCCGGGGTGTCCGAATCGCTGACGTTCCAGAGCTACGACGACGCTGTGGACGCTTTGCCGCGCTATACGAATTCGCAGACGATTGCCGCGCTCGAAGCGGGCGAGTTCGTCTTCACGGCAAGCAACGGCCGGGTTATCGTCGAGCAGGATATTAACAGTCTGACCAGCTTCGGCGGCGATAAAGGCAAAGCGTTCCGCAAAAACCGGGTCATCCGGGTGCTGGACGGCATCGGCAACGACGTCAAGCGTATTTTCGAACAATACTATCTTGGCAAAGTGAACAATAACGCCGACGGGCGCAATATGCTGAAGTCCGAAATCGTGACGTATCTGACCGGGCTGCAAGATGCGAATGCGATCCAGAACTTCGATGCGCAGTCGGACATCGCCGTCCTCCAGGGTATCGATTCCGACAGCGTTACGGTGGAAGCAAGCATCCAGCCGGTCGACAGCGTTGAAAAAATTTATATGAAAGTGAAGGTGAAGTAGGATGGCATATATGCGCGCCAACGATACGATCAACGGACAGGAAGGACGTGCCTACGCGAAGATTAACGGGCAAGTCGAGGAAATGTTTTATATCAAATCGCTCGAAGCGACGATCGAGAAGGAAAAAGCGGAAATCAAAACGTTGGGTCAACGCGGTACGCAGCATAAAGCGACCGGCTGGTCCGGCAGCGGCAGCATGACGATCTACTACGTGACGTCCAAGTTCCGCGAGCTGATGCTGTCGTATGTCGCCAAAGGCATCGATACCTATTTCGACATTCAGATTGTGAACGAGGACCCGAACTCGTCGATCGGCAAGCAGGACGTCACGCTCAAAGGCGTCAATCTGGACAAGGTCATCATCGCCAAGCTCGATACCGAAAGTGAAGCGCTGGAAGAGGAAATCGAGTTCACGTTCGAAGGCGTCAGCCTGAACGATACATTCGAGCAGCCTCGTCTCTGGCAATAATTAAATAATAGGAGGATTCAACGATATGGCACATGATTTGAGCGCATTCTATGCGCAAAATGCAGTGACGGAAGAAGCCGAGACGTTCGTCGTCTCGGATCGGTTTCGCGACAGCGAAGGCGTGCCTGTGGCATGGAAGCTGCGCAGCATGACGGAAGCGGAGAACGAGGAATGCCGCAAGGCGGCTACGCGCAAGATGAAAGGCAAGCACGGCCAGCAGACGATGGAGACGAACGCCGACGAATACTTGGCCAAGCTTGTCGTCGCAAGCGTCGTGTTCCCGAATCTGAAGGACGCCGAGCTGCAGCAGTCGTACGGTGTGCTTGGAGCGGAAAGTCTTCTTCGTAAAATGCTTCGTCCCGGCGAATATGCCGGTCTGGTCGGGAAGGTTCAGGAGCTTAACGGCTTCGATCGCGATATGAACGACCTGGTCGAAGAGGTAAAAAACTGATCGAGGAGGGCGATAGCGAGGCGGTATACGCCTACTACGCCCTCCACGAATTAAAAATATTGCCCCATGATCTCATGCAGATGGGCCGCCTTCACAAGGCGGCCATCTATGCCATGATCGACATTCGGGTCAAGAAAGAAAGGCAAGCCTCGAAATCACGCAAAAAGTAGCAAAGCGAGGGGGTACAGGATGCCAACTATAAGCGTGAGCTTAAAAATGATCGATCAGTTTTCGTCCACCCTCGGCCGCGCGCAGCAGGCGCTGAACCGTACCGTAAGCGCCGCGGAACGGCTGCGGCAAACCTTCCAGCAGCGTATAGCGGTTGAAGTGGACGCTTCCGTAGCGATGAGCCGGATCGATCAGGTCCAAAGCCGGCTGCAAAGCATAGGGCGCGTCGAGGTCATGGCTCAGGTAACGATTCCGGATGCCGCAAGCGTACGATCCCGGCTATCGGCTGTACTGAGCGGCGTCAGGCCTGTCGCCATTCCCGTTGCCGTGGACGGAGAAGCGGCTGTTCAGGAAGCGTTGTCTCTTCGTCAACGTATCGGCGATTTGTTCTCGTCGATTACGGTTGGAATAAGGGCGCCGGATTTGTCGCATATCCGAACGCAATTATCCGCCGCCTTCGAGCATATCGGCACGATTGGGCTTCATATCGATGCGGCGGACATTGCCGTCATCAAGCAGCGGGTTGAGTCGGAGCTCGGTACGATCCGGGCGCAAATTCAGGTCGTTCTGCCGGCTTCGCTCCATGTGATGTTCGCCAATCTCCAGCGGCTTGTCATGCGCTTGCTGACCGCGACAAGGCGGCTCGGCTCCATGAGCGACAATACGAGTCAGCTTGAAGCCGCGCTGCAGCGAATCGCCGCACTGGAGCAGCGAATTAACGATTTGCAGGGGCAGCTTAACGGCAATGTGGGCCGAATGGGAGGCCGGTTTAAAGGGGTATTGGATTACCTCAAAGGAATTGGGAAGCAATACTTGTTGCTCGCCGGGGCGCAGATCGGATTATCGGTTGTCGGCTCGCTGGATCAGCAGAAGCTGAAAGATACGTTTATTGCCCGAACGGGCGATGTGACCGTGGGCAGCTCCATGTCCGAGAAGTTCAAGCAGGAGGCTCTGGCGACGGGACAGGATGTGACGGAGGCGCTTCAAGGCGCGTTGTCGTTCTTCCCGGTGACGCAAAATACCGATCAGTTGAGCCAGTTAAATAGCATGGCCGCTCAACTGGCGGCATTCGACCTTTCAGGCGGCGGGATCAAGGAGGCGGCTTCCGCATTAAAGGCGGCGATGGGCGGCGATACGGGTTCCTTGGCCGAGAGCTTCAGCATGCCGGAGCCCGCTATGAAGGAGCTTAATATCGATCGTCTTGGCCAATCGGGCAATATCGACGGCTTCATTCAGGCGTTCAACCAATTGCTTGAGAAGCAGCGGATGGGCGAGCAAGCTTTTCAGACGATGATGGCCACCCCGGCGAACCAGCTCAAAACGCTGGGCAACAACACGAAGGCAACGATGGCGGATGCAGGCAATGCGATCGTTCAAGCCTTGCTTCCGCTTATTGCGATGCTTAACCGGATGTTTCAACAAGGCGAGGCGCAGGCGTTCTTCCATGCTTTGGGTACTGCTATTGGATGGGTAACCTCCCTCATGGCGGACCTGGTTCGCGGCGCATTGTGGCTGGGCGAGGTTGTAGCGAACAACTGGGATATATTCAGTTCGGTATTAGGGGGAATCGCTTCGCTCATCGGTATGCTGCTCATCCCGAGGCTGTGGGCTATGATTCCGCCGCTAGGGGCTATGATTGCGTCATTGTGGGCCTCTATAGCTCCTTTGTCCGTCATCATTGCCGAATGGCTGCTGATGAACTGGCCGATTATACTTGTTGCCGCTCTTGTCGGGACATTCATGTACGTACTGCAGCAGTGCGGCGTAACGGCATCGGACGTGATCGGTTTTATCGTCGGGTTGTTTACGACGTTGGGCGGTATTATTTACAATACGGTCGCAACCTTATGGAACTATTTCGCCAGCTTTGCCGAATTTTTAATTAACTTGTTTATCGATCCGACCTATGCGGTGCAGAAGCTGATCTATGATCTGGCGATGACGTTCGGGGGTTATATGCTGAACATGCTGCGCAGCGCGGAAGATTTTGCAGGCGGGTTTATGGAGACGATACTCGACGCAATCAATGGAATATTGAAAGGCTTCAATTGGTTAAGCAAGAAGATTGCCGACCTGACCGGGGTCAAACTTGGCACCGTCGATTTGTTCGATACGGAGAACGCCAGCGCGTTGAGCGACAGACTGCAAGGAATGCTGGATAAGCTCGAGAAGCCGGAGAGCAGCCAATCGGTCGTAACGATCGGCCGCATGCAGCAGAAAAATTTGAAAAACGAATTCGATTACGGCTTCAAGAAAGGGTCTTCGTTCGCCAACTCCTTTCAGTTTAAAGGGGCAAGCGTCGACGAGTCGGCGCTTAATAAATGGAACAGCTCGCAGCAGCCGATGGCGGCGAACGTCGATAACATTAACAGGGTAGGCGAGGTCGGCAAAATTAACGACAAGGTGGACATATCCAGCGAGGATCTGAAGATGATGCGCGAGCTTGCGGAGATGAAAAACATTCAAAATTTCGTCACGCTGCAGCCGCAGTTAAGCTTCGGAGACACTCATGTTCGTCAAGAGGGCCGCTCCGTCGACGAGATTGTGGCAAACATTAAGGTACGCTTGCAGGAAGAACTCGTGTCGTCCGCTCAGGGGGTGTATGGATGAGTTATGGAATATGGCTAAGCTGGAACAATCAGAAGGAAGGCTTCGACCTGCCGGTGCTGCCTGCAGAGATCGGCGTCAGCGTGAGCGGCGATGGCGCGGAGCACGAGGTTCAAGGCGCAGGCAAAATCAATGTCATTAAGGATCGGGGGCTGAAGGAATACAGCATCGAAAGCTTTTTTCCATACCATCCCGCAACCTTCACCCCGTATAATCATCCGTATATTCTGACTAAGTTTCCGCGTACTCCCAAGCAGTATGTCGATCAAATTATGCGCTGGTGGGAATCCAAATGGCCGATTCGCTTCGTTTATATTGGATCGACGATGGAAATCAACACGCCGGCAAGCATCGAATCGTTCGAGTGGCGCGAGTCCGGCGGCTCGCCCGGCGATATCGAGTACAAGCTGAAGCTGAAGGAGTACCGGTTCTTCTCGGCGCAGCGGGTCAAGCTGGAGAAAAACACGGTGACGAAAGCGGCCGAGAAGCGTGTGGATGAGCGTGTTCCGCCGAAGACGTATACGATCGTTGCGGGCGATTCGCTGTGGACGATCGCTCAGAAGACGCTGGGCAGCGGCAATCGCTGGCGAGAGATTCAAGCGTTGAACGGAATTAGCGACGCCCAGACGAAGAGGCTTAAGATCGGCACGATATTGAAGCTGCCGGCGGTGCAGGCTCATGCTTGAGATTTTGGTCGATAACAAAGACGGCCGCGTATGGGACGTATCGAAAATTGCGACGGACGTTTCCTGGACGACGGCTCGCGTCGGCAAGCCCTCCTCTCTCGAATTTTCTTTGGCGAACGGCGGGGAGACTCAGAATGAGACGTTTGCGATCAGCAACGGGGATGTCGTTCGCGTTCGGCTCGGCGACGTGAACGTTTTCTACGGCTACGTCTTCCGGCTGAAGCAGAACGCCGATCGGGAAATTAGCGTTACGGCGTACGACCAGATGCGATATTTGCTGAATAAGGACACTTATGTTTTCAAAAACGTAGAGACCGGAGACGTCATCCGGCAGATCGCCGCCGATTTCAAATTGAAGACCGGCAGAATAGACGCGACAGGGTACAAGATCCCTTCCATGATGGAGGACGGCCAGACGCTGCTTGATATGATCGAGAAGGCCAATGCGCTCACGATCAGCAATGCCGGGCAGTTCTTTGTGTTTTTTGACGATTGCGGCGCTTTATCGCTCCGGCGGGTAAGTCAGTTGAGAACCGATTTCTATATTGGCGACGACAGCCTGCTGACCGGATACGATTACGCGCAGGATATCGACAGCGATACGTATAATCGAATCAAGCTGTACCGCAACAACAACGAGACGGGCAAACGCGACATCTTTCTGGTGCAGGATAGCGCCAATATGGCGCAATGGGGCGTGCTGCAGTTGTACGAGAGCGTGGACGATAATCTGAACGCCGCGCAAATCGAGCAAAGGCTCAATCAACTGGCCACGCTCAAAAATCGCGAGCAGCGCACGTTATCGATCGATGCGCTCGGCGATATTCGCGTTCGCGCAGGCATGTACTTGCCGATCGGCATCTCGTCTTTAGGCATCAATCAGCTCATGCTTGCGGAAGAAGTGAAGCACAGCTTCGGCAGCGCGGAGCATTATATGTCCATTACGTTAAGGGTGATTTAACATGCTGGATGCTATTCGCAAGGCCGCAATGACCGCCGTGGAGGCGTCGAATCCGGTCGCCTTCTTATTCGGCTCCGTAACCCAATCCAATCCGCTCGAAGTAAACGTCGACCAGCGTTTCACTCTCGATGCGGATTTTTTAGTGTTGACCGAAGCGACCGCGGAATTGAAGGTGGTTGTCGGCAGCGTCGAATATGTCATTCGCCCCGCGCTGCAAGCCGGCGATCAGGTGGTGCTTGTCCGGCTTCAGGGCGGGCAGCGATATTTAATTCTCGATAAGGTGGTGGGGACATGATTCCGATCGGCGGACAGATAGCGGCAGACAGCATCGAAGCGCAGATGCCGTCGCTGACCTGGAAGCTGGATTTAGACCGCGGCAGAGGGATCGGCATGATCGACGGACTGGAAGCGGTCAAGCAAGCGGTCCGCAAAGCGCTTCAGACGGATCGGTTCGCTTACCTGATATACGATGCCGAATACGGCAGCGAAATGACGAGGCTCGTTGGGAAGAGTCCGGAGCTCGTCGAATCCGAGCTTCGCCGCCATATTCGGGAAGCGTTGATGCAGGACGACCGAATTCGCGATGTCGCCGACATTACGATTGCGATCGATGGGGACTGCGCATCGGCCGTATTTGCCGTAGCATCGATATTCGGAGATTTTACGGGGGAGGTGACGACCAATGTATGAGACACAGACTGCGGAGGCTATTCTGGAGCGCATGCTTGCGAGAGTGCCGGGAGACATTGACAAGCGCCAAGGCTCGATCATCTACGACGCTTTGGCGCCTGCTGCGGCGGAGCTTGCGCAAATGTATATCGAGCTCGATATCAATTACAGCTTGTCCTTTGCCGATACGGCCTCGGGAGACGAGCTGGCCCGGCGCACAGCCGAATTCGGGGTAAACCGGGAGAAGGCGACGTTAGCCAGACGGGAAGGGAAATTTTACGGCGCGGCGGATGCGCCAATCGATGTGCCGGAAGATGGGCGTTATTCGATTGGCGACGTCAATTACATCGTAGCCTCGCGGATAAGCCCCGGCGTCTATACGCTCGTCTGCGAGACGGCTGGCGCTATCGGCAATCAGCCGTTCGGCGCGCTGCTGCCTATTCAGTACGTGTCCGGTCTTGTCCGTGCGGAGCTTGGCAAGGTGCTGGTGCCCGGAGAGGACGAAGAAACGGACGAAGCGCTGCGGGCGCGTTACTACGATCATGTGAACAGCCCGGCCTTCGGCGGCAAT